AGATATTCGAGATCCTCGAGGGCGACGTGGACGCGACTCTTATCGTCGAGAAAGGGACCAAACCCCATGCGTTCTTCAGGCTCACGGTCGAGGTCCGGTTCTCGACCGTGGCCGGCGACCCGTTCACCGCAGTTTGAGAAACAGAAAGGAGACCCACCATGCCCAGACAGCCGGGTAAAAATCTGCTGTTGAAGATCGAGGATGCCGAAGGTTCAGCCAACTTCATCACCCTCGGCATGATGCAGACCAACGATTTCTCGATCGCGACGAACCCGGTCGAGGAGACCAACAAGGATTCGGTGAATGACCGGCGCGAGCTGGTCGCCGGCATCCAGTCCCTGAGCGCCTCGGGCACCGGCTTCTTCGACGCCGGCGCGGCGTGGCAGCGGGCGCGCGCCGCCGCGCTCAACAAGGAGACGCCGAACATGCAGGTGATCGATCCGGGCGACGGCACGTATGAGGGCCGGTTCCTGATCCAGACCCTGGGCAAGTCCGGCGGCCAGGAGGGCTCGGTCGAGGCCAACATCTCGATCGAGTCGGCGGGCGACTGGACCTTCACGCCGGTCTGAGAAGCCAGCAATTAGCAATTAGCCGTTAGCTAAAAGCTAACAAATAACAGCCAAAGCGTAGAGAAGGAGCGTAGTCATGGCCGACCTACCCATCCAGGACGTCGTCGAGGCTGGCGCCGCGCCGACGTTCACGGCCGTCGCCGCCGGGGGCGACGCCGTCCTCAACCTCGAGGGCAACATCATCCTCTACTTCAAGAACACCGACGTCGGCGCGCGCACGGTGACGGTCACGGCCCAGGACATCTCGGAGAAGGTGCCGGGGTTCGGTGACATGACCAAGGGGGACGCGGTACTCACCGTCCCGGCCACGACCGGCGAGATCGTCGCCGGGCCTTATCCCCGCCGGGCGTTCAACGACGCCCTGGGCAAGTTCCAGCTCACCTACGACGCGGCCACCGGCCTCACGGTGGCGGTCCTCAAGGTGCCGGCTGCCGGCTGACGATGATGACCACCGCCGGACCCGAGCCGAACATCGACCTGACGTTAGGTGGCACGACCTACTCGCTGAGGCCGACGTTCGGCGCCCTCATGCGCATCGAGCAAGCCCTCGGCGTCGGCATCGGCGCGCTCAGGCTCCGGTTCCTGCGAACCGAGTACGGGGTCGGCGAGGTGACCCGGATCGTCTACGAGGGCATCCGGGCGGATCTGGGCAACGAGGCGCCCAAGGTCGAGGAGATCGGCGAGCAGATCGTCCGCCACGGCCTCGACAACGAGGCCGGGGCCGCCGCCCTCGAGCTGATCGAGGCGGCGCTGGCCGGGTTCGAACGGTTCGTCGACGAACGCGCCCGATCCGGGGCGGAAGACGGAGAGGAGACCGAGGCGGGCGAAGAGAAGGCCGAGGAGGACCCTTCGCCGCCCCAGGCGGAGGGTTCGCCTGGGGCCGCTTCTTCGGCGCCGCCGTCGTGATGGGGGTCGCCCCGGGCGAGTTCGCGCGGCTCACGCCGAGCGAGCTGTTCGAGGTCCAGGAAGCCTACACCGAGGCCCACGGCGGCCGGTCGAGGCGTCAGACGCGGCAAGCCTGGAGCGAGCTCGAACGCCTGAAACGGCTCTACCCCGACACCCCGGTCGCTGGGAATGCGTGAGCCATCGTCGCTGACCTTGCTCCGCCGAAGCGGCACCGCGAAGGCGAGAGCCATGGCGGATCAGGTGAACGGCCAGAGCGGCGGCTTGCCGCTGCAAACGCGCAAAAGAGAAAGAAAAAGCAGGCCGAAGAACACGTAGAAAGGTAAGTAGAGCCAACGACCGATGAGATCGTCCCGGCGGTGCCCGGATTCGCGCCGCGTCGGATGACCGCAATGGAGGCAAGTCGTGGCGGCGATGCTGACATCCGCGCCGCAGGCCCGACAGGGTTCAAGCTGAGCGACCATAGAGGCGAATCTAACCATAGGGATCGAGGTTTGCAATGGCCCGTGAGCTGGCGCGCCTGAAGCTCAAGATCGAGGGCGATACCAAGGGCCTGAGGTCGAGCCTCAAGAGCGCCGAGACCCAATCCAAGCGGACCGGGGAGCGGATGCGCCGTGCATTCCGGCGCGCCGGCGCCAGCGTCCAACGCCTGACCCGGCGCCTGTTCTCGATGCGCTCCGCCTTGATCGCGCTCGCCGGCGCGGCCGCCCTGGGCCTGGCGATCAAGCGGGCGATCGACTTCGCCGACAACATCGCCAAGACCGCAAGGGCGGTCGGCTTGACGACCGACAGCTTGCAGATTCTTCGTTTCGCCGCGCGCCGCTCGGGCGTCGACATCGGCCAGCTCGACAAGGCCCTGATCAAGATGATCAAGACGGTGGCCGAGCTCAAGACGCGGATCTCCAGCGAGCTCGACCTGGCGCTCAAGGACTTCAACCCGACACTGGTCGCAAACGTGAGGGCGGCGAGGGACCAGGAAGAAGTGTTGCAGCTCGTCGCCGCGGCCCTCAGGGACGCCGCCACGGCGGCCGACGCGGCCGCGATCGCGACCGGGTTCTTCGGCCGCAGCGGCCCCCTGCTGGTCCAAATATTCCGCAGCGGGGCATTTAGCGCGGGCGAGTTCGAAGCCGCCGCCCGAAGACTTGGCTTGGTCATCGACAAGGAAGTGTTTCCGGCCGTCGAGGCGGCCGCCGACGAGCTCGGCGATCTGGGCGACGTTTTCAAGATCCTCGCGACGCGCGCCGCGCTAGAGGCGCTCCCGGCGATGCGCCAGCTGGCCCAGACCTTCACCAGTCCGGAATTTCTCGCCGCGGTCAAAAACGTAAGCGGTGAGATCGCGAACCTGATCGACTTCATCGCCCGCCACCAGCGGGTAATAAAGGCAACGTTCGGCGGGCTCTTCGCGCTCGGTATAGCAGCGCGCATGGGAATCCCGCCACTGCTCAGATTCGGCGCCGCCGCCTTGACCGGCGCCGTCGCGTTCGCGGCCCTTGGCGACGAGGCCGAACGGGTAAGCGAAGCCATCGGCAAGGTTCAAGAAAGGCTTCAATTCCTTCGAACGGCCCGAGCCGCTGGTCGCGAGGATATCTTCGGGCTGCCAATTCCCGAGGAGATCGCGAAACAGGAGGCCGCGTTGGCCCGCCTCCAGGCGCGCCTCGTCGAAATAGGAGAAGAACGGACGCGCCAGCAGGCGGCGGCGCCGGTGCCGTTCGCGACGACGGAGTCGATCGAGCAGAGCATCAAGCTCAAGGTCGCCATGGAGGACCTGGCCTTCCAGGCCGCGGCCCTGAGGGGCCAGTTCGACGAGCTGGCCGAAGGGACGCCGGCGCTGGCCCGCCAGCTCGGCATCTTCGGCCGCGCCTTGGGCCGCGACAAGATCATACTCGAAGATCTCTCGCCCGAGTTGCGCGAGCTCAACGACGCCATGCAGGAGCTGGCCGACCTGAGGGCCGCCGCCCAGGTCATCGAGCAGACCGCCACGGCCGAGGAGAAGCTGGCGTTCCAGACCCGCGAGCTGAACCGGCTCAAGCCGACGCTGATCGCGCTCCTGGGTTCAGAAGCGCGGGCCCAGAAGGTCATCGCCCGGGCGCTCAAAGAGACCGATGTCTCGGCCCGCAAAGCCGCAGACGCGGCGCAGGAGCTCGGCCTCACCTTCTCCAGCGCGTTCGAGGACGCCGTGATCCAGGGCAAGGAGCTGTCCGATGTCCTGCTCGCGCTTGAGCAGGACATCCTCCGCATCCTGTTGCGCAAGGCGGTCACCGAGCCGCTGACAAATATCTTGACGGACGTGTTTGAAGGGATCAGGGAAAGCATCTTCGGCAGCGCCCGGGGCAACGTCATCGCCGGCGGACGGATCGTGCCGTTTCAGCGCGGCGGCGTCATCGACCGGCCGGTCGCATTTCCCTTGAGGGGCGGCATCGGCACCGCCGCCGAGACCGGCGCGGAGGCGATCCTGCCGCTCCGGCGCCTGCCCTCGGGCGACCTCGGCGTCGGCGCGGAGCGCTCAGGCGCGGTCAACATCACGATCATCAACAACACCGGCGGCGAGGCCGAGACGCGCCAACGCGCGGGGGCGCAGGGCGGGATCGACATCGAAATCACCCTCGACCGCGCGGTCTCGCGGCTGGTCCGCGGCGGCGGCCTGACCACGGCGGCGATCCAGGATACGTTCGTGACCGTGGTCAGGCCGCTCGGACGCTAGGAGAAAGCCGTCAGCCGTCAGCCGTCAGCCGTCAGCCGTCAGCCGTCA